GGGTAAAGTTGAAACAATCCTTACAAGCGGTCAGGGGTTAGGGGATGGGGATGCAAGCCCTAAAACCTTGCTAGGTGGGTAATGGAAGCTGAAGAGCTAGTAAAGTTTCACGATAAGCTAACGACTGAGAAAAGCGTCTTTGATGTTTTATATCAGGATGTAGCGGATTTCTTTAGCCCCTATTCAGGGGATTTTAATCGTCTGTATTCTAAGGGTGAAGATCGCCAGCGTTATCTTGTAAATCAAGAGGCGCAACATGCATTGGACGTGAGCGCGTCTAGCTTGTTGGGGTTGATTGCTAATCCTGCAACGCGCTGGTGTTTTCTGGAATTGCAAAACGAAGAGCTAAATCGAGATGTAGAGGTTGCGGAATACTTAGATCGCAACGGTCAAACTCTTTTGAATTATATCAACAATCCAGACAGCATGTTTTATGCGCACTTAAAAACAGCGCTTATGGAGACGCTAGCTTTTGGCACACCTACAATGAGTGTGAAATATGATAAAGAGCTAGATCAATTCCAGTTTAACTGTCTGCCGTTAAGCAAAGTTGTGATTGCCGAGGATGCTTATGGGCTTGTTGATGTGGTGATTTATCAGCGCTCTATGACATACCGCCAACTTTTGCAGAAAGAAGGCGAATGGTCATTGCATGATGACGTGCGCAAGAAGGCGAAAGAAAATCCGTTTGATACGCTTGATATCCTTTATGTGTATATGCCGCGAGAGGATGGTCGGGACGATGCGAAGGCTAAGGACAAATTGCCTCACGCTGAATATATAGTAGACAAAACCCACAAGCACATTATGCATGAAGACGGGTACTATGAGCCGCCCGTGAGAACGGCGCGTTGGCATAAACTCCCTGATGAGGTGTATGGACGCAGCCCGGCTATGGTGGCGCTGAGTGATGCCAGAACATTGAATGAGGCCACAAAGCTTTTCTATGACGCAGCGGAGAAGAACGCAACGCCAAGTGTGTTTTTGCCTGACGATGGGCGCATGGGGAATGTTGTAGACTTCACCGCTGGATCAGTGAATTTTTATGATGCATCGAAGGGTCAGCCTGTCTTTACAACGGGCACAGCGGATATAAACGTTTTAATGGCGGCAATGGATGGTTTGCGCGATAGCATCCGCCAGCTTTTATATGTTGACCAGCTACAATTACAAGGCACGGCGCAAATGACGGCCACGGAGGTTATGCAGCGCGTTGATGAAAAAACACGCTTGCTTGCGCCGAGCATTGGCCGCTTGCAGTCTGAATTAATTAGCCCGATTGTCCTGCGGGCCTTTAACGTCCTGATTCGTGAAGGACGTGTAGAGCCATTGCCGCAAAAACTTATGGGTGAAAACATAAAGGTTATCTATGGCAATCAGGTTAACAGAGCGCAGCGCAGTGGTGAGGTGCAAAACGTCATAAGCGCAATGGGCGTATTGGGAGAGATGGCGCAGATTAACCCGGATATATTAGATTGATTTAGATAAGGCTGTACGGGAGGTCATGGACATGATGAACGTGACCAGCGTGTTGGCAAGAGATGAAGAAGAGACACAGGACATGCGAGAGCAAAAGGCAGAAGCTATGCAGATGCAACAAGCTATGCAGGGCGCACAGCAAGCCGGGGAAAGTATGAAATCTGTCGGAGAGGGCGTAAATGCAATACAAGGTGGAGCTGCCGTATAAATCGCCGTTTGCGAGCGAGGATGTGCGGAAAGAAGTTTATCGGTCTGTGTTTGACAATGAGCAGGGCCGCAAGGTATTACACGATATTGTATGCAAATTGTGTAAGTATGGGGGCAACATATCCGCAACAACGGACGATTATGTTCGTGAACATTTAGGGCGGCAAGGCGTGGCCCATGATTTAATTCAATTACTATACGGAGAGAGAAAATGAACGATACAGCCCCCGCAGATACTTTAAGCACACCGGAGAGCGCACCGGAAACCCTGGAGGCCCCGGAGACAAGTTGGCGCGATTCTTTGTCTGATGATTACAAAGGCAAGTATGAGGAGTTTAAAGACCCAAACAGCTTGATGAAAAGCTATGACAGCCTTGTGAAGAAGATGGGCAAGGACCCTATTGTAAAGCCTTCTGAGGGTGCAAGCGAGGACGAAATCAAGGCCTATAAGCAAACATTGGCTAAAGAGTTAGGCGCAAGTGATGATGCAGGCGCTTATGAGGTAGATTTGAGTGAAGCGCCGGAGTTCGTGCAGCAATCTTTGAGTGAAGACGCTTTGAGCGAATACAAGCAGCTTGCAATCGAACAGGGCATGACCCCAGATCAGTTCAAGGGAATTATCGGAAAGTACGTAGAAAACCAGCAAAAAGAGCTGGATTCCTTGCGAGAAAGCACGCAAGCCCATTACAAAGAGCAATGGGGCGATGAGTATGACGCAAACATTAAAGGCGCAACGGAGTTTGCAAAGAAGGTGGCCCCTGATTTGTTGGGCGATCCGATATTGGGGAATCATCCAACGGTCATTAAACTTATGCATGAGCTAAACAAGAATTTTGGTGACAAAATGGGTGAGGGCGACGTGGCGACATTTGCTAAAAATGATTCCGGCGCTGGCGACTTAGAGGCGCGTCGACAAGAGTTGCTTAAAAAGGCATTGGATGCTAATATAAGCATTGATGACCGTCGACGGGCGGTTGAACAGGCGAGTGAAATATATCGCAAACTTAAAGGGTAGCGCCGATTCCGGTGTCCTTTCGCCTTATGGATGGCGTAAAACCGTAAAAAACGTCCGAACAATTTAGATCGGGTAGCGTCTTTGAGTTGATTAATTTTAACCCAAAGGAGCTAAAGCTATGACTTTATCTATTGATCAGGCCTTAGTCACTCAATTTAGTGATATGGTCTACATGCAGGCTCAGCAAGCGCAGACTCGGTTGTCTCCGTATGTTGAAACTGTGCAGGTCAGCGGCAAAGATTATGCCGTTGAGCGACTAGACAAAGTTGAAGCCATTGAGATCACCACACGTCATGCAGACACTGTGGCTCAGGAAATCGCCCACTCACGTCGCCAACTGGCTATGCGCGAGTTTAGAGCAACTTTCCTGCTTGATGACTTTGACGATGTTTCTACACTTATCGACCCTCAGCGTGGATATGTGCAAGCCCTTGCAAATGCAATGAACCGTCAAAAGGACCGTTTGATTGCAGATGCGGCGTTTGCTGATGTTAAAACAGGCCGTAACTTCGGTTCGACTGTAACATTTGCGAATGATGGCGGCTTGACTGTAGCCTCGTCTGTTGGATCAACTACCGGCCTCAACTACGACAAACTTCTGAACGTTCAGGAAAACTTTATTAACAATAACGTTGGCACTGACCTTGATGAAGAGCTTGCGCTGGTTATTACCGGAGAGCAAAACACAAACGCCATGGGTGAGACAGAGTTAACTTCTGGTGACTTCATCCGTGAATATGCTGTTGAAAGCGGCAGAATTGCGAAGGGTGCGGGCATGAACTTTATTCATGTTTCTGGCACAGACTCTTTGCCTATTCTTGCCAAGGCAGGGAATGACCGTTCGGTTATTGCTATGGCTAAAGGCGGCGTAAAGTTTGGTGTTTCTAAAGATGTGTCCATTACAATTAACGAGCGTCCAGACAAAAACAACGCGATCCAGATTCAGGCATGTTTGTATGCCGGAGCTGTTCGGGTTGATGGTCGCAAGGTGCAAAAAGTCACCTGTACAGAAAGCTAAGGAGGAATAGATATGGCTTTTACATTTACACTTTCTCCATACGCTGACGCAGAAGTTGGTACCGGAGACAAACTCAACACACTAAACGACGGCTCAGGTAAGGCTTACAGCTTGCAAGCGCACATTGCGTTTGACGGCACTCAGTCTGATGATGACGTTATTCCACTCGGTATTGTTCATGGCAATGATATCATTGTTGCTGGCGGTTACGGGAATGACGCGCTGACAGGCATGACTGATGTAGACCTTGGTCTGTATACGCTTGACGGTGAAGCGGTAGACGTGGATTTGTTCGTAGACGGCGATAGTTTGGCATCTGCTCAAGCTACAAAGTTTGGCGACAATGCACTTTCTGCTGTGGGCGTTTCAGCGATCGAGGACAGCGTAAAGAAACTTGGCGACATCTCTGCTGATGTTGATGAGTATTCTCAATATGTTGTTGCTCTGACGCTGAACACAGCCGGATCAGCCTCAGGCGATTTTGTCGTAAAGTATGACATTATTAGGAGTAACTAGGACGGATGAGCGTATCAAAGGTCGAGATATGTAACAACGCACTGCAAACCCTTGGCGACGAAAGCATCATTTCTCTCTCTGATGGCACGTCCCAGGCTGAACAGTGTAATCTCCGCTATGATAGCGCTCGCCGTGCGGTTCTAGAGATGCACCCGTGGAACTTCGCCCTTTCACGGGTGTCTCTCCCCCTTTCTGCGCAGACCCCTGCGTTTGATTTTTCTTATCAATTCACGCTCCCTGCTGATTGTTTGCGGGTTGTAGCGACGGATAAACAGCTAGAGACACGATACAATAATGACCCGATGTTTAACGGGTATAAGACGGTAGGATTTAATACGGCCTTTAGCGGTCGTGACCGTTACAAAATTGAGGGGCGCAATGTTTTGTACGATGATGATGTTTGTAATATTTTATATATACGGGACGAAACGAACACGACTGTGTTTACGCCGCTGTTCGTAGAAGCGTTTACAATTTATCTTGCGTCGCGCTTGGCGTACAAGATTACAGGCTCGCGCACAATGGAGCGTGAAAAGCTATCCGAGTTTGAAGACTTTTTCTCTCGTATGGCGCGTGTATCTGACGCACAGCAGGGCACAATTGAAAGGAGCGATACGTCCCGCTTACTTTCCGTGAGGAACTAAATGCGCACTACGTATTCACAAACGGCCTTCAATGCGGGCGAACTTGCCCCAAGGGTAGGAAAGCGTGTTGATCGTGACCAGTATTTGCGTGGCTTGCGCACCTGTATTAATTTTGATGTAACCCCGCAAGGGCCAATAGAGCGTCGCAGGGGTACGCGCTTTGTCAAAGAGGTTAAGGCTTCTGCGAACAAAACCCGCTTAATTCCTTTTGTGTTTTCTGACATTGACAGTTATGCCATGGAGTTTGGTCATAACTATATACGTTTTTATCGTAACTTTAACATTGTTACCAATGGAGATGTTGGCGCTGGCGGCACGGCTTCTGACCCTTACGAAATAGCCACAAGCTACGCTACAAGTGACCTGTTTAATATTAAGTACGTACAAGACGGCGATGTAATGTACTTGGTCGCTGGCGGCAACACAGTGCGCCCACAAAAACTGACGCGCCAGTCTACAGGTCAGTTTACGATATCAGACTTTGAAAACACAAACGGGCCGGTTGAAGATGTTATTGAACAATCGCTCACATTAACAGCAAGCGCGACATCCGGGACGGGCATAACAATTACGGCCAGCAGCGCAATATTTGAAACCGGGCATATCGGGTCATTGTGGGAAATCAGGAACACCAGCGGGGCAGCATCTTCCCGTGGTTATTTTAGAATAACAGCCCGCGCAAGCTCAACAAGCGTTACGGCTGATGTTGTCGGTGACAATCTGTTTGGGACAGGCGCAACGTCCTATTGGGGCGAAGCGTCATGGTCAGGCGTTCGCGGGTATCCAAAAGCAATTACGTTTCATGAAAGTCGGTTGGTGCTTGGCGGAACGAATGAAAGCCCGCTTTCGCTATATTTTAGCAAAAGTAATGCTAATTATGAAGATTATGACTATGCAGATGCAAATGCCAGCGACGCAATGACGGTTGTACTTTCAGGGCAAAAAAATACAATACAATGGTTAGTGTCTGATACAAACTTTGTGGTAGCCGGGACCTATGGCGGGATTGCGTTTGTAGGGTCAGGGAGTGCGACAAGTGCATTAACCCCTGATAATATACAGGCGCGTAACGGAGAGGATTACGGGTCCTCTGTCGTGCAAGGTGTTCGCTTTGCAACGGGCGTTAAATATATTCAATCAAATGGGCGGCGGCTTTATCAGACAGAATATGACGATATTTCGCTTAAATATAAAAACTTTAATCTTTCCAGTTTGCATGATGAAATCTTGGAGGGCGCTGTTGAAGAGATGGAAAACCAAGTCGAGCCGTATGAGGTTTTGTGGATTGCAAAGCAGGACGGAGAACTCGCAGGTGTATTGCAGGAAGATGAGCAGCAAGTACTGGCCTTTACGCGCTATCAGACTGACGGGGACATAGAGAGTATAGCCGTTGTTCCCAACGACGGACAAGACCAGCTCTGGATGATTGTAAAGCGTGTTATTGATGGGGATACGGTGCGCTATGTTGAATACAAAGAGCCAAACCGGGCATTAAATTATTATGTAGATTCCGGGCTGGAATATAACGGCCAGCAAAGCGAAACACTGACATTGAGCGCAACAACGGGTACAGGCGTTACAGCGACCGCTGGAGGGGCGTCGTTCATAGCTGGGGATGTGGGGCGCAAAATATTGACATTCGATGCCAGCGGCGCTCCTGTGGGCCGTGCGACTATAACGGCATATACAAGCGCGACAATTGTGACCGTGGATATAACAGCGGATTTTGCAGATACGTCGATTGCTGCAGATGGATGGTATTTGACTGCAACAACTTTTAGCGGCCTAGACCACTTGGAAGGCAAGACAGTACAGGTTTCTGCTGATGGGTATTTTGCGGGAGACTACACCGTAAGCAGCGGGGAAATTACGTTGCCGGATGATAAAGCCGTTGCTTTGGGTTATATAGGCTTGCCCTATAACTCAGATGCACAGCCCATGCCCGTAGAAAGCAGGGCAAGAAACGGGCCAGCAGTAACAAAGCTTAAAAGAATCAGCCGTGTTGGGTATTCTGTTTACGAAACGCAGGGATTCCAAAGCGGGCCTGATTTTGATAATCTAAAGCGATTGCCTTCGCGTAAGGCAAGTGCGCTTATGAATGCGCCCGTGACTGATTACGGGGAAGCGTTCCCCGAGGATTTGGTGAGAAGCTTTAACGGAAGATGGTCAAGAGATGCAAGCATAGCAATACGGCAAAATTTACCCGCACCGCTAACGCTAAGCGCTTTGACGTACTACATAGAGACAATGGATAGCTAATATGGGAATTGATCCGGTAACATTAATGATCATACAAGGGGTTTCTACGGTTATCTCCGGCTTTCAGCAAAAGCGCCAAGCGGATGCAAATGCTGATTATTATCGCCAAGTCGCAGAGAATCAAGTTAAGGCCAGAGAGGTTGCATCATGGCAAGAGCGCAGACGCAACCAGACAATGCGCTCGCAGCAGTTGGCGAATATCGGGGCAAGCGGTATTGAGTTGACCGGAGCGCCGCTAGGCTATGTTAAGAGAACAGCGGAAGAGCAAGAGCTGGATATTTTAATGGCGGATTACAATGCCGAGGTTGGGGCAAGTGATACGCTTATGCGAGCTTCTATTCAAGAGGAGGAGGGCAATCAAGCCCTGCTTGGCTCTATTACAAGCGCCGCAAGTACGGGTTATAATCAATATCAGGATTACAAGCGGTTTAAAAAGCCCAAAGAAACATGGGCTAATGGAGATAATTTTAGATGAGGCTTCCTAGCTTTACACCATCAAGTCAGCCCATAGCGGTATCAAATGCGCCATTGCCGAGTGTGCAGCAAGCGGGTGCGTCCCTGCGTCAGTTTGGAGAGTTTACAGGCGATCTTGTACAAGACCGTCTAGAGGCTATGGAGCGCGAGCAAAGGACGGAGTTTGAGGCAAAGGCTAGCGAGTTTGCTTTATCAGAACAAGAGCGCGTTTTAGAGCTGCAACAAAAGCGCAAAAACAATCCGTCCGGCCTATCGGA